GATCGATGGATGTATAAGCCAGGTGGTGGTACTAAACTACTCACTCAAGAGCAAGCGGATTCTATTATCGCTACTATAGATGCACGGATAGCTACAGACCTTAGAGCAGAACTTGCAGAGTCTGCTAAGCGTGTACCACCCGATCGCTGGATGTATAAGCCAGGTGGCGGTGTTTCTTTCCTTTCTCCAGAAGCTGCAAAAGCAGTTACTGATTCAATAGATGCACAGATAGCTACCGGGCTTAGAGCAGAACTTGCAGAGTCTGCAAAGCGCGCTCCAACGGATCGCTGGCTTAATAAGGTTGGTGGTGGTATACCATACCTCACTCAAGAAGAAGCACAAACTGCCCTCGATACTATTGCGTCAAGTATGTATTTAGATAGCCTCATAGAAATGCAGGCTATGGCATCCCGGGCTCCTACTGACCGATGGATGTATAAATCCGGCGGTGGTAAGCCATATCTCACGCAAGAGCAGGCAGATGCTTTTTGGGAACCAATAAATGCTAGTATAGCCACTGACCTTAGAACTTACCTTGCAGAGGCTGCTAAGCGTGTTCCACCTGATCGCTGGATGAATAGGCCTGGCGGTGGTATACCGTTACTTACACAGGAACAGGCTGATACTGTCCTAGAAGTTATCGATACACAGATAGCTACAGACCTTAGAGCAGAGCTTTCTGAGGCTGCTAAACGTGTTCCTCCTGATCGCTGGATGTATAAACCGGGCGGTGGTATACCACTACTTTCACAAGAAGAAGCAAATGTTATCCTTGATGCAATCGATGCACAGATTGCTTCTGAATTAAGGGCTGAACTTTCTGAATCGGCAAAACGTGTTCCTCCTGATCGTTGGATGTATATGCCAGGTGGTGGAATCCCATTATTAACTCAAGAACAAGCACAGGCAGAGCTAGATAGACTTGATTATAAGATAGCATATCAAGAAACACAGACGCCAGAAGGATTATTTAGATTAAACATGCTCGCCTACCAGAATGCCCCACCATCAACTAACTGGCGAGAAAAACCAACAATCGCTATCAATCCGAATACTGGAGATATTCTGGGTTACACTATTCAAAGCGCATATACTGATGCTGAAAAGTATAGGGCAGCGTTGGATGAGCTAGAAACACGATTTGCTAATGGAGAAATATCTACTGAAGGCTACAAGCAAGCGTTACGTGAACTTGCTGAACAGTATGATACTGGCACTAAACTTGCGAAACAATTCGGTGACGCCATACTCATCACTACAGTAAGCTCTCTTACTGATGAATTCTATGAGCTTGGCGAAGCGATCGCTGATGGCGCGAATGCGTGGACTTCGTTCGGCGATGCAATGAGCGATACTCTTGAAACAATTCTTGTTATGCTACCAAAACTAGCGGTACAGGCTGGATTGCAAATGCTGACTGATATAAATCCAGCAAATGATACTCTAGGCCTTGCGTTGATTGGTGGTGGAATTGTTGGTAGTGTGGGTGCCGGGTTATTAAAAACTAATGCCCTTGGAGATGTTTATACTTCTCCATCTTTGCACCAATACGCCAATAACGTCTACGACAATCCTCAATTATTCACCTTTGCAAAAGGCGGAGTATTCGCTGAAGCTGGGCCTGAAGCTATCATGCCGCTGGCACGGGATTCGACAGGTAAGCTAGGAGTATCCGCCAAAGCAACAGGCAATATCGATATTCAAATCAACAATTATTCGTCGACACCGATTGCAAGCAAGACGCAAACGATTACTGATGCTGCTGGGAATAAAAAGATTATCCTTACCTTACGGGATATAGTACGGCAAGAAATTGCCTCGGCAAACGCAGGTGGCGTGAGGAAAAGCTAAATGGAATATTGGCCTACTTCTTTACCATTAAGGCCGCTTCAAGATGGTGCTAGCATTTCACTGCCTGACAATAGGCGTGTTACAAAAATGGACGCTGGCCCTGCAAAGATTCGCCTAAAAGCTACGACAGCTCCTGAACCGCATCGATACTCTTATGCGATGACGGCGGCACAGCTTGCAACGTTCAAGGCATTTTACCAGACGACCTTACATTATGGAACTGATACGTTCTACTGGCCTGATTGGCGATTGTTTAATGATGACGCGGCACCTGTTTATGTTGAGGCGCGCTTCTCTCCAGAAACGAGTCCGCCGAGCTATAGACCTGACGACCATGAGTTTATTGTGACGATTGATTTAGAGGTGTGGGCATGAGCACCACATTATCGGCAAAAGTCAAGGCTGCGTTATTTGCGCGAGAAACAAATGGCGCCGCTATAGTGCTCATTACTATTTCGCATCCTTCAGTCAGTACGATATATATAACAAATAATACAGTACCGCTTACTTATGAAGGGCATACCTATGCCGCCGTACCGTTTGTGCTTGATTGGCACGCAGAGACTTCAAGCGAAGTCGCTTCGGCGACTCTTACCACCTATAATTCCGACGAATTGATTGCTTCGCTGCGCTCTGTCGGAGATTTTATTACCGTCAATGTACAAGCTGTGTGGTATGACGAATCAGGAACATTGACACTGAATGGAAGCTGGGAATTGGACGGCAGTGAACGGCTTGACGGTACTGCCGGAGTATTTGAACCAGTTAAAGGTATTTCGTATATCGTCAAAAGCATTGATTATGATGATGAGATAATTCAGGCTTCACTAGCTATCGATGATGCCCTTGAATATGAAGTCTTGCCAATAGAATTGACGGCACAAGTAGCGCCAGGGTTGTTCACATGAACGATAATATTGTTCACCAGAACTACGGCGACTATGTTGGTATACCTTTCGTTGATGCTGGAAGGACAAAAGAAGGTTGTGATTGCTGGGGGCTTGTGAGGCTTGTTCTACACGAAAAGTTTGGCAAGGAACTGCCAGCGTTCGATGATTACGAGCGTTCATCAATGAGTGAAAGTGAACACCAGATAGCGATTGGTCGGGAAGCGTTGCCACTTGAAAAAGTGGATGAACCGCAAGAAGGAGATATTGTACTGATGCGTATTCGTGGGAAATTGTGCCATACCGCACTCTATATTGGCAATGGCGAGATATTGCATACCAACCGCGGAACAGATGCGGTGATTGAACCGCTCGATGGTATTCGACAGCTTAGGCTGAAGGTGGAGGGATATTATCGTGCCAGCTAAAGTATATTTCTTTCCGCATCCATTCACGAGCGAACGACGCGAAGAAACGATAGAATCAGGAGCTTCTTTAGAATCTATTGTCAAAAACGCACGAAGCGATATCCCACATGGGTTGATGGTAAGAACCTACATCAATGGGAAACTTATCAGCAACAATGATAGAAGCAAAACGATCGTCAATGACGATGACGAAATCATTATCAGGATTGTTCCAGCGAATGGTAATACCGACAGAGAACAGGCGGCAAATACAAAAGCGATTGGTGGCGCTATTGCTTCGCTAGCTTTGATTGCGGTTGGTATTGTTACAGGCGGAGTGGCATGGGTTGCTGCTGGATTTGCTATTGGTATAGCCTCTCCGTTCCTTGCAGGATTAACAGGTGCTGGCGTTATAGGTGGTCCTTATGCCGATGAGATGGGTACAATAAATCATCCATCAATTCATGGCGCACAAAATCAATCGAATCCGAACGGTAAAGTGCCGCTTGTGTTTGGCAAGCACTTGATGACGCCTGGGTATCTGTCACCGCCTTATACCGAAATATCAGGTGTTGACGGCAGAGACCAATACCTGCACATGTCGTTTGTTCTCGGTTATGCGCCGCTCAAAGTTTCCAATATCCAGTTTGGCGATATGCTCATTGCAACGAACAGCGCCAATGTTACCAATGGTACAATCGTCTGCGACGGTGTCTTGCCGGGCTGTGAGGCTGAAATAAGGCAAGACAGCGTGAATGGTACAGGGCTTTCGCTCTATCAGAAAGAAGTCATCGAGCAAAACCTTTCTGCTGCGCTTGCACGGTACCACGTTCTTGAGTCTAATAAAGAATTGAATGGGATAACTATAACCGTTAATGCAGCTGCAAAAACCTTCACTCGCTCATCTGGCGACTGGACAGCGACAGGAACGAAAGACACAACAAACTATGCCGACGTGCGTGTAGGCGATTACATTACCTTCTATGGATTCTCTAACGCTGGGAATAATAAGCAATTTCTTGTTACTGGAGTTTCTCCGACAACAATCTATTGCAATCAGGCAACAGGCTTGGTGAACGAAGCAAAATCTGGAATACAGGCAATCGTTGTACCATCGAATATCCAGACAACGGCAAAAAACACCACTAAAATTGCGGTAACGATAACGTTTCCAAAACTTGTCAAATACTCTAATAATGATAAGCTTAACGCAACAGTCATAGTTAAACCATATTACCGATTAAAATCTGCGCCAGGTGCAACACCGAATGCATGGACGTTGCTGGGGACGTTTGATAATGGCTCGAATACGATTACACGCAATAAGGCAGAAACATTACGATTTGTCGCAACGAGTGCAACACTGACGGCTGGGCAATATGAAGTGTTCGTTGCGCGCGAAACAGAAGATGCGACTGATAGTAATATTCAGGATGCGGTGTTTTGGACAAGCCTGCAGTCTTTTACAAATTTAGACATTATGCCTGTCGATACGCGCAAGAAGGTTGCAATTCTTGGCATCAAAATAAAAAGCTCTGAAGCGGTGCAAAATTGCATCACGAAATTGAACTGCATGGTCAGTGCTGATTATTCGTATATTGCCTCAAAAGATACATGGCACGATTGGGCTTCAATCATTGCTACTAACCCTCAAAATACTGCGCTGGCGTTTATTCATGCATTGATGGGCGCTGGCAATCCACGGCCACGAACCGCCGCACAGATTGACTGGAACTCGGTGTATGCTTTTGCGCAATGGTGTAATACACTGAAAGGCTTGAGCGGTAGCCAGTATCGCATAGAAACCAATGGAATCGTTACACAAGGCGCAAAGCTATCTGAGCTGATTGCGCAGATTCTTTCACCTGCACGAGCGTCACTCACAATGCCTGATGGAACCTATGGCGTTGTATGGGATGCTTTGCAGACAACGCCGAAACAGCATATCGGCCCGCATAATTCGTGGGGATTCAGAGGAACAAAATCTTTTGGCGAAGTCGTCCATGGATATAGGATTAAATTCATAAATTCGAATGAACAGTATGTTATCGATGAGCGTATAGTGCTTGACGATGGCTATAAGTACGACACCGAACAGGATGGCGTCCTTCGTGATGCATGGGGCGTCGATAGAACGAGCGACAGCTCATATACCGAAGCGACAAAGTTTGAGTCGATTGAAGCCATGTATATGACGAATCCTGCACAAGTGTTTGGCTTTGGCAGATACTTGCTTGCGACTCGAAGGCTACGGCCAGAACTCTTCACCGTCAACATGGATGCCGAAAACCTTGCCGCGCAGCGCGGAGAACTTGTGAAAGTTTCACATCCTGCGCCTTTGTGGGGATTGGGCGACGGACGGCTTACCGATGTAACGCTCGACACGAACGGTAACATTACCGCTGTTACTACTGACAACATGCTTACGATGGAGGCTGGCAATAATTACGCCGTGCGGTTCCGGACATCGGCTGGTACATCAATCTATCGCACAGTGGCAACTGTCGCAGGTGAAACGCATACGCTTACGCTGTCGGCAGCTATCCCTGCTGGAGGCGATATCCCTGAAGCTGGTGACTGGTTTGGTTTCGGGCTTGCTGGCCTTGAAACGGTTGATTGCATCGTTATGGGTGTTGCACTCAACGACGATCTTTCAGCGAAACTGACGTTGTTCGAAGCGTCTCCCGCCGTGCATAATGCCGATGCTGGCGCAATACCTGCATTTAACAGCAAGGTAAGCTTCGGGCCGAAAGCGTCGGCTCCATCTACTGTTACCCCTGTATTCCCACCTTCGCCAGACGTGATCCCGTATCCATCAACAAAAGCGCTTATAACGCTTTCTGATGCGGTTGATTTCGATGGTCAATATGGAATCTATCAAGGCATAACGTATATCGGCACAATTCCAAATACATGGGTAAGAGATTATGCAGGGCAGACAGCGGCAGAAGTAGCATCCATAGCTTCAGATTATGCAGACGATGCGAAGGATTACGCCGAAAACCTTGCTTCCGCGCTCCAGACACAGGTTGACAGGGCAATTGTTTACTATACGCAAGCTGGCGACCCTTCAATTGACTGGACAACAACCGCATTAAAAAATGAACATATTGGCGATTATTGGAGAACTTCGGTAACTGCGCTCTGGAAGATATGGTCTGGATTAGCATGGACGGAGATTTCAGACCCAGTGGCACAGGCTGCTGCAAATGCCGCGCAAAGTGCCGCAAGTGGGGCCGCCGCTGCTGCTTCCGCCGCACAAGAGACCGCAAATAGTGCCGCTTCCTCAGCAACAACTGCAAATAATCTT